GGCGTGTCTGAGTCGTCGTTCATGACGGCCAGCCCCTTCCTAAGTCAGCCAGCATCGCTCTTAGCATATCAACGTCTGCATCGCGCGCCGCTCGTTCCAGCCTAAGAGCATGGTCGCTGATGCGGTCTTCATGGTTTTGGAGCGCCATAAACTCTTGCGCGTAGGCTTCCACGTGCGCCGGCACCGGCGCTGACTGGGCGCGGAGGTTCTGAAAGTCCTTGAAGGCATTGGCGAGAAAGTCGCGGCGACTATTGTCGCCCAGCGCATCCATACGAGCGAGCTTGGCTTCGCTGATCGCGCCCCGGACGTGGTTCCTTAGTGCGCCCAACTCATCCGGAATGATCGCGACGCCGGGGTAGGCCGGGAAAGAATCGCTCCCGCCGACATTGGAGGTTGAATGTGAGGGTTCGGCGGGAGCGTCCGAGACGGACTCGGGAGGTAATGCCACAACCGGGCCAGATTCTTCCTCCGATTCGTGTGGCGTTACAAGCGGAATATCTGTAGGCTCCTCGCCATGTTGCACGATATTCTCGATTGGCTCAAAGGCTTCTCCCTGGGACTCATCTTGGGGCTCGCCATCCAAGTGACCATAGCGGTCCCCGTCGATTGGATCGTTGACCGTCTCAAACGCCGCCGCCTTGCCAAGCGCATGAGCCGCTAGCCATCGCGCCGCCGCGATCGGATCATTAGGCGTGTCCGGGCCATCCTCACACATTGCAGTATGCTTAGCGTAGGCGGAGCCCCGGAATCGTCCAGCGATGATCCAGCCGGCGCCATCACGGCGCGCGCTAACGCGATCCCAGTCGCTCAGGATTGCAGCGACGGTCGCGACAATAAATTCATCGTCCATAGCTAACCCTTAGCTTCCAACGCCTCAACGCGGTCCAGCAGCGCAGCAAACGCTACTGCTAGGTTGTCAATCGCGAGAAATGTCCGCGTCGCCGCCGTGCCTATGTCGGGCTTTTCGCCGCGGTCCAGCATCCCGCGCCACTCCGCTTCCGTCATTAAGCCGGGAACAGCGCCATCTGACTTCATGCGGTTCACGAAAGAGCGCGGATCGCGAGGGTCGAAGCCTTCCGCTCGCATCGCCGCGAAAGCGTGCATAACAGCGTGTTGCCGTTCAACGCCAGGCTCCACATTAGGCGTAAGGTCATCCCATTTTTGCAAGTCCACCGCGCCAGTGTTCAGCAATTCGATCGGACCGCAGGTCAACAGCGTGTTGTCATCATAAAGGGCGCTGAAATTGATAGTGTTGTCACCCTTATCGCCACCTGTCGCGCTAGGATGGTAAAGACCTGCATCGATGCGAAGCCGTGTGCCGTTTGATCCAGCGACAAACGTTTGCATTTGCAGCCGCGAATCCTCGCTTGTGTCAGTTGCGTCAATAATGATGCACGTGATGTTAGCATAATCCGTGTAGGTTGCGCCGCTATCTCGTCCAGTAAACTTCATTTGCCCAATAATGTCGCTGGCGGCTGGCGATGCAGAATTGCGGCGCAAGGTAAATATCGGCCCGGTTGTGGCTCCGTCATCATCCCAGTTCAAAATTAAACCATTGGCCGTGCTTGGATTGATCGTCTGAACAGCGGTCCACGTGTTCGCCACGTTAAGCTCAACAGCAGAAACCAGGCTCACCGTATCCGCAGCCGTGAACACGATGGCTTGCCGCCCGCTTGTCCATGACAACGCGGCCAACGCTGTCAGCGTCGCATCGAGCGGCTGGATGCCCGCACCTACGGAGCCTAGCACCTGGAATTGCGTGCCATCATAGGCGATCACATAGATGTTGCCGCTGACAATATCGCCGCTCGCAACAGCTGTCGTGCCATTCTTTGTCAGGTTCTTCGCGCCGAGCGTATCGACGTTGATTGTCGCCGCGCCCGAGTTTGTGAAGTTGGCCTTGATCGTGAACGTCTGGCCGGCAACGTAAGCCGCTGGCGAGCTGTTGAGTGATAATCCGGTTGTAAGCACATAGGCGTTGGCTGATCCGGTTGTGGTGATCGCGCTGTGGAGAACGTCAACATCATCTAGGTCAGCATTGAGTTTCGTTCCCCATGTCGAATCAGAAGCGCCAACTTCCGGCTTAACGAAGCCGTAGCGCGTTGTGTTAGTATCCGCCATGTAGGTTATCGCCTTGGTAAGTGTGACGTGTCGGGCCGCTGATCCGAAACAGGCATTTTCGGTTTACGTCTTTTTTCGCGAGGCCGCGCCTCAGCCTCGCGCGCCGCAGCCGGATTGCCCGCACGCCGCTCACGTTGCGCCATGGCTCCGGCCTGGTACGCATCTAGAGCCGGCCCATAGGTAGCCTCCCGCGCGAGATTGCCGATGGCGCGAGCCTCTTGCTCGTTCTGCGGGTAAACCAAGCCCGGAAACTGTTCCGAAACGCCAACGCCTAGGCGTGGAATCGGCGCACGTTGCGGCAACGTCTTAGGCGTTCGATCCTTAGACGGCGGAAGTCCATAGCGCTCGCGCAAATAAGATGGCGTCAGGTCATCATTCAGACCAGCCGCATCAGCAAACGCCTGTCCCCAGAATCCCGCATCGTCGCGGAGCTGCTGGTAAAACTCGCGGAAACCCATTAGACTTCCACCATGCGCAAGTTGTCAGAGATCATCGAATTTGCCGGCCTCATGATGCTGGGCGCTGGCGTTTTCGGCGTCTTTTGCCGAGGCGGCGTGGCGTGGACTATGCCAATGCCCCTTGCCATCGCCCTAATCATTGTCGGCGCGCCCCTTTTTCTTTTTTGGGGGGGCTCGCCGTGGCGCCCGTGGCACGCGCGCTCTAGGCGCGCGCCTAGGAGCCACAAACTGATCTAGCAACATGCGTTCCGCTTCCGCCTCAGCAACAGGCGGATTTTGCGGCATTTTGCTAGCGGCTATCAATCTACCGCCAGCCGCCCCGGCCCCAAACCGCCACGCCGCATCTAACGTTGCAGCCCAATCTTTCGCCGCCTCAGCTGCCGCCAGATTTGCCCTTGTCGGCCTTTGCCGGGCCACTTCCTCAGCCTCGCGCGCGGCCTCATGCGCTTTGAAAGCCATGTAACCCGTAACGCCTGCTTCAGCGCCAAGAGCGCCAGAAAACCAAAGATCGCTTTGCCCAACTCCCCTATTGAGGAACAATTCAGACGGCTCAGCAGCGCGTGGACTCCGGCGCGCATATCCCGCTGGGGAGTTGGGACGCGGCACAAATGGAACGCGATCACCCGCCCCGCCGCGCCGCCAAAACTCGTTAATATTCGCTGCCCGTTGTATCGGCACAGCGCGTTGCGCCGCCGATCGCCCGGTCACAACAGGGCCAGCGGTCAACAGCTTCATCAGCTTCTGACGGGATGCGCCGATCGCGCCTCGCCGCGTCAGATATCCAAGCCCGATGCCGCCCATCATTGTCGCCCATGGGCCAGCCTCGCGCAAAAGCAAATGCCATCCCTCTGGGCGTGTGTCTCGGTAGGCTATATTGGTTTCCAGCTCCGAGATTTCCCCCCGCACTTTCTCTAAGTCAGCACGGACCTGGGTTAGGTAGTCATCAATTGCTCGCGTCGTCTCAGGTCCAATTTGCCCATCAATACGGCCTCCAAACCCTGTGCGACGCTGCAATAATCGTTGCACTTCAATCGGCGTTCCTGTGTCAAAGACTTTCAGGTCAGCCTCTAATTGATCGCGGCGACTCCGTGCATTCGCCAAATCAGCATCAAGCGTGTCTCGCTCTTGCGCCTGAGCGCTCTGACCGATCGCCGCCCCCGCGCCTAACGCTCCCAATCCAGCCAACGCCGGCTTAGCGCCGGGAGCGAGCGCTAGCAGACTAGAACCGCCTTCCATGAGTGCGCCGCCAACATCGCCGCGTTGCGCCGCCAATATCGAACGCTTAGCCGCTGGAACGCCCGTCATTTCCGCCAGCTCAGGATGGCCTTGCTGCATCAACGGGACCGCCGCGCGCCCAGCAAGGTCTGGAACATACGATGCCGGAATGCGCCCACCGCCAGCAGCAGAAGCCGCGCGCGGCGGCGCATAACGCGATATCGCCTCAGTAGCGCGCCGCCCGGCTTGAAACTCGTTATTGGCCTGACGCACCGCGCCGGCCATGCCGCCCGTAAGCGCATTTGCGCCCTTAAAGGCGATCTCCCCAACAGCCCTAGAAAACCCGCCAAGAGCCCTAATAGCCTCATGCGTTGTGTTGGAACGATTAGCACCCTCAGGCACTCTCAAATGTTCTAGAATTTGCAGGTAATCATCAAACCTTGCCAACTCATCCTCGCGGAATAGCACTTCGGCCACTTCGCGCCCTGGACCATGAAGCAACGCGCGCAGCTGCGTTCTCACCTTTTCAACGGGAATCATTCCGCCTTCGGCGCGAGCGGCCAACGGTTCCACCAAGCGATGCGCTACAGCCTCACGCAATCCCTGCAATTCGTCGGCGGGAAGCTCCGTGGCTGACGCAAACAGGTCTTCGCCAGCTGTCGTACTACCCACCTTAGGACGCCCCGGAACGCGAATCCCGCTAGGCGCATCATAATTCGTGTATTTAATCGCTTCGCTTATTGCGCGAATGCGCCTAACAGCAGCTAGCGTTCCCGTTGTCGGGCGCGTCCTTCCAAGAATGGCGTCAACAAACTGCTCGCCCGTCATGTCCCGGCCAAGAACATTAGCCATAACATTACCGCCAGCGTCGATATCGCCAACGTGTCCCGTAGCAAGTTCCGGACGCAAATTGCGCCCGTAAAATTCGTGCAATTCCTTATTAATCGCCCGAGCTTCAAGCATATAGCGTTTCGCTACAGGATCGCTTACGGCGCTGCCAGTCCAAGTGTCCAGTGTATCAATTAGGGTATGAAGGGCGCGCGCTCTGGTTCCTTCGCCGGCTCGCATTGCATCAGCCAACATCGAATTTAGCTCTTGGCGCGCACGTTCCGTTGTTTGATACGTGGCCTTTCCTTGACTTACTTGACGTTGAAGACGCGAAAGCGTGTCCATAGCGCCCGGCTCATTGATGAAGTTTTCCTCCACCACTTCACCAACGCGAACCATTAGCTCATCGCTAGGCGCAATTGGAGCATCCCCAGCAGCTTCAAGCGCCATGCTATAAACTTTGTCTTTTTGCGCTTTGAACAAATCATATCTGTTTCTGAGCGCATTCCCTGTCGCCGCTCCCGCATCGCCTAAGCTAGTCGATATTGGCTCGCCACCCCTCGCCGCGATCGACATGGGAACATTCCCAAGAGCAGTCGCTTGCTGGTCATCGAATCCGCCAATGATCGCCCGCCCTGGACCGCCCCGCCGCCTCATCGCATCTTCCGCGAGACGCATATCAACGTCGCCCGTTGCTTGGCCGCGCGTCAGCGGAACGCCATAGCGATCGGCCAATTCGTAAGCACGTTGCGCCCGCGCATTAGGACGCGCCGCACGACGCGCCGCGCTCCTCGCTTGGCGTGCCTTGGCCCAATCGCCTACCAATTCCCCGGCTCGCGCTCCAACGACACCGCCAGCAATACCAGTCGCCGTGTTGAGCGCGCGTTCTTCCGGCGTATCTCCGAAAGCCGATCCGTAAATGCCGCTAGTAACGGCGGCGCTGGTTCTATTGGCGTCGCGCGCCAAGGCTTCGGCGCCCGTCCGCATTGGCACCGGGCGCCCACGTGCGGCTAGCTGTCCCGCGCGGCGCGCTGATACGGATGGCGCAATTGAAGCCAATTGCCCAGCACTTCGCCCCGCAATGGTTTCGAGTGCGCCAGTGCCGCCCGAGCCGGTAAGAGCCGAGCCGCCAACTTCGTTAATTAATCTCCCAATCCAATTACCGCCATCAAGCCACGCCTCCGTTTCATCCTTTGAGCGTGACCATCGACGCCCAAAAGCATTAGCTGCGCGCTCCAAACGCGAACCCGTTCTCCCACGCAGAACATCTTCAATGTTTTGTTCCCTGAATAACTCGCGCACGCCCTCCGCGTATGGCCGCCCGTCAATTGTCGCGGCAATGTTTGGCCCTTGGCCTAGAAGGATTCCATTACCGATTTGGCTTGCGCCGCGAAGAAACTCCTCTGCTGGGTTTCTAGGCCGCCGTGGAGGAGGTGCGCGCTCTGGCGGGCGTCGTTCGGGAGAGCGAGGAACATATCTAGGCCAACGGCTAGACGCTTCTCCGGGGGTAAACATTTCCTCCCGAATAGGGTTTCCGCGTTCATCCCAAGCGACAACGCGCCCAGCGCCAGCGGCCCTCTCATCCTCTATAGGATTACCGTATTCATCCCATTCCATTTATGGCACCCAGCGTCTACGTTGCGCATCCCAACGCGCCGTTTGCGGTACGCCACGCGGTCGCAATGGCTCGCCAAAGATAGTTTCGCGCCATCCGTACCGCCGTTGTTCTGGCGGTAATCGCGTGTAAGACTGCCATACCTCTTGCGCGCCAGTTAGTGAGCGCATTCGCTTGTGATGTTCTTCCAAAAATTCAGAGTATTCCATTTCGTCGCGCGCGCGTTGCCTGGCCAGCGCAATCAAGCGCTGGTTAGCTGGGCCGCTGCGATTGATCCCAGGAACGCCGGCTGCGAACAAGTCAATATCCCTGTCTGTGCTTGAACCACTACCAGAAACACGCTCGCGAGGAGCCCATCTTGATTGAATGCCGCGCATTTCCTCTAATTCAGGGTCTTGTCCGACGCGCCACCCGAAAACGTCCGCCGCTGGAATCATAGGCTTGTCACGCATGCCAAAGATGTTTCCCATCACTTCCGGTAGCGCACCTGTCGGCTGCGTCGCGTTTAGCTTCTCCCAACGATCCATAAGCCTGACTTGCTCAAGAACATCGTCTGCCCGTTGCCGTTGCTCTTGCACGTAGGCGCGTTCTGGCGGCGTCAGCAATTCAAGCGAGCCCTCCGGCTGATAACCGGCGTGCTCCGTCCAATACTCGATCCGGCCCGTCTCACGATGGCGCCGGCGCGGCCCTCGATATGGCTGCGCTGTTACAGGGCGCGTAAACCGAGATTGATAGTCGTCATCAGCCATGATTATTTAATCCTAAAAATAATCATATTCATTGTCTTCTTCATTCGTGTCATAAGGAGTTGGCGGCGCACGCGGGCGCAATGGCAATGCGCCGCCTCGCTGCACTTCTCCCGTAACTGGATCGACTCTGATCGTATTTGTCATGCCGGGACTAACCTGCCATTGAGGAGCTGTCCTATAAGCTTCCCTCGCAGCCATCTCAGGGAAAGCGCGCGCTAAGTTTTCATCCTGCGGATTCATTCCCTGTCCCGCGATCCAGCGCTCCCATGCGCGTCGTTCTTCCTGCTCCCTCGCGGCCTTGCGTTCTGCTAGCTCATCCTCGCGTCTTTTCCTCGCTGCCTCAGCGCGCGCGGCTTGTATCATCTGATATTCCCTAAGACCCTCAGGACCACTCGATGCGAGCATAAGAGCCTCGCGCCATCCGCCATTCCTAAAATTGCCAAACATTCCACCGCCAGAACGTGGCGCGCTAAGGTCCATCGGCGCCCCTTGGCCGCCGCTACCGCCGAACAGGCTACCTAAGCTGCCCGCAGCCTTGCCCAAAAAACCACCGAACAATCCCATGTCACATTACCCCATCATCGCGAACAATGGCCCGAGAACGCTAAGCGGCGATTTCGTGCCAATCTGCTGCCCGCTCGTCGCTTGACCAGCGAACGTGTTGGCTTGTGAATTGCCCAGCAAACCGCCGACGCTATTCAACAGATTGAATTTCGCAATTTCCGGGTTCTGTTGCTGATTCAGGTTTTGCTGAATCCCGCCCATGTTGAGCAGTTGTGCGAGCTGCTGAGTGAATTGATCTTGGCCGGCTAGCGACGTGCTCGCCATGTCCTGCGCAAGCCCGGCCTGATTGTTGAGCATGTCAAGAATGGACTGCTGATTGAATCTGTCCGCGTTATTCTGGGCGTTAGCGTTGAATTGCTGCGCTTGGAGCATCGCCTCCAAATTCTGAGCGCCGGTATTGAATTGGTTCTGCATGTCAGCAAGCCCAGCCTGTAGCCCGGCTTGCTGATTGCCTTGCGCCGCGCGTAACGCCGCGTCTTGGTTCGCAAGGTTCGCCTGCTGTTGATTGGCAGCGTTGAACTTAGACAAGTCCGCATGCATGTTCTGGTTAGCCAACGCGGCTTGCATGGCCGCTTCCTGGTTCGCTAACCGAGCTTGCTGCATGTTGCCGGCGTTGAATTGAGACATGTTCGCGCGCATAGCTTGGTTCGCAAGAGCCGCCTGCATCGCCGCGTCTTGGTTCGCCATGCGAGCTTGCTGGATATTGCCCGCATTGAACTTCCCAATATCAGCCTGCATCGCCTGATTGCCTTGCGCCGCGCTCAGCGCATTAGCTGCATTCTGCATGCGCGCTTGCTGCAAGTTCTCGGCGTTAAACTTCCCAATATCAGCCTGCATCGCCTGATTGGCTAGCAAGCCCTGCATAGCCGTTGCTTGGTTCGCTAGGTTAGTTTGCTGCTGATTGCCCGCGTTGAATTGCCCGACATTCAACCGCGCCTGCTGGTTCGCCTGTTGCGCCGCCAGATTGTTAGCCGCGTTCGTGGTTGACGCTTGGAGCGCGTTCGCCGCATTCGTCGCGAGCGCATTGTCGCGGCGCGACGCGAAATCAAGGCCAGCCGTCAAGCCCGCCTGCTGATTGCCTTGGCGAGCCGACAGGTTAGCGCCCTGGTTCGCCAACGCCGCCTGCATCCGCCGATCAATGTCGCCAAGCGCCATCTGCTGCGCTTGATTGAAATTCTGCATCCGCATGTTGCCGGAAAAATCGCCGCTAGCCTTCAAGGCCGCGTCATTCGTCAGCGAATCCGCCACGCCATGCCGGCTGCCGCCATACGCCCCGGCCATTGTCGCCGCCGCCTGGCCCGAATTGATCGCGCCTTTGCGTTGCGTCTCGATATCCGCGAGCCCCCGGTTAATCACGTTCTCCGTGAACGGGTTCATGTAATCGCGAAGGTTCGTTTGCCGCAAAAGGCCGGCCCGTACTTGATCGGCCTGCACATTTTGCGGGACATAGGCTTGCGTTGCACGGAACGGATCGGCGGTCACGCGCTGGTTATAGATGCCCGGAACGTTAGCCATCGTCGCCGCTTGCGCGTGAGGGCCAACAACCTTTGTCGGCAGCCCAGTCGTCGCGCCTTGGATGCGGCTCGCGGTTACATTCTGAGGCAGCCCGGTCGTTGCGCCTTGGACCCTTGTCGCGGAGACATTGCTAGGAGCCGCAGCCGAAACGCCTTGAACACGCGACGCTAAAACGTTGCTAGGAGCCGCAGCCGACGCGCCCTGGACGCGATTAGCCGTGACTGCGTTTGGATTGTACGCAGCCGGCGCTGTCATCGATCCGCCCTGCATGGTGGACGCCTGCGGCAACATCGGCGCTTGTTGTTGCAACAGACCGCCCATGGCGTTCATGGACGTGTCCAAATTGCCTTGATACGGCATGGAGCCGCCGCCAAGCAGACCAGCAAGCCCGAACGCCTGATTCTGTAGCGCGGACGGCTGCGCTGAAAACGCCATCGGGTCCGCACTGAGCAAGCCCGCCGATCGCGTCGTATAATCCTTGAACGCCGACTCCATCCAAGGAGGCATGGTGACGTTAGTAACGGTACTTTGCTTTTGCTTGTCACCCGTCAGGCTATTCCAAAGCGATGATAACCAGCTCATTGCGGCGTCATCCAATCCGGTAAGTCTGGCCCGGTCACCCCGAGCATGTTAGCGATTTCGCGATGCGATGATGACCGCTCCGTCAAAAGGTCAACACCGCCGTCCCGCCGAATTTCAAGGTGACATTGCCCACCATCGCGGAGCCGCACGCTAACGTGCGTGTCAGTGATCAAGGGCGCGAGGCCCGCGGCTTCCCAAGCCATCACATCAACGGGAACACGCATCAGACCGCCACCAACGACAGAACGCCAGCATTAGATGCTGAAAGGTAATATCGCGTCCCGTTCGGACTCGCGAGGATCAGGCGAACGCCGCCGCGCAATTCTATGTCGCGGTCAATCTTGGCGTTCCGCAAGTCTTCCTTCTCCAGGTCAGCCCGCATCCTATCTTGTTCTCCCCGGTCATAATCAACCGGCGCTCGCCCTAGTTTCATCGCCTGCCACCTTGCACAATGTCCAAACGCGGAGCGCCAATGCGCCAATCCGTCAGATTCACGCCCTCAACCCGCATGCGAACCTGTCGGCCAGCAAACCGCAATTCCGTAGGAGCCGACAAGGTATAAGGGCCATATGTCGTCTCGCTATCTGTAGGCCAATCCTTGACGTAAAACCGAACGCGCGTGTCCCCAAGCGTCACTTCGTCCGGTATGATTTCGCGAACCTTTACCAGCTGATTGCCATCAGCAATCTCGATCGGCCCCGTTTCCGCGTAAATCGTAGCGCTGCTGTACGAGTTGCCAATCTCATGATCGTAAACATAACCGTCGCTAGTCGTCATCATGGGCGAGCGGAACACCGTCGCATCAACCGCCGCCAACCGCGTCAGAGAATGCACGTTCCAGGTGTTCTCTTGGTAATTGTAGACCGCAGCCACATCGTTTTCCGTGCTCTGCTCCGTTGGGTAAAACCACCAAATCTCCGAATAACGCGAGTTGTGGAAGCCAACGATTTTAGAGCGCTGCGTCAGGTTCAGATTGCCAAAAACCGCATCATAAATTTCGCACGGAAGCGGAGACACAGCGCCATCAAAGTAGAAAAACCCGGTTAGGCCCATCCAATACACGCGCGTGTCCGTCACCACGCAACAGCCGCGCGAAACCGCGCCGCATGCCGTGCCGGCCCGCTCTACCCGGTAGACATACGGTAAGCCAATGTAGCTCGCCAAATGCACGTCTAAATCAGTCCAAATCATCGCGCCGTAAACGGTGCGCTTGCCGCACATGATGCGGCCAACGGTCTGCAAATCGAAGTCACCGGCCTGGTTCGTCGCCGTCGGCGTCCATGTCGTGGACGCTTCCTGGTCGCTCCATTGCACCTTGCGCGGATTGTCGCCAGCGCCGAGCGCGAACACAAAGCGTTCCGCCGTCACCATGACCGCCTGATTATCGGTAGGAGCGCCGGAAAGCGCCGCAGCCGCTACGCCCGTGTCAAGCGTCCATTGATAAATGCGGCCATCCTCGGCCATGCACGCGAGCAGATATTGTCCAAACGTGTCGAACGTCCACATGCTGGCGTCAATCACGCTGATGTTGTCTAACCGTGGCGTTCCGTAGAGCCCGGCGCCATAAAGCCCGGCGCCATAGCCGCCGCCAGAGGTCGCGGACGCATTGCCAGTCGTGAACCCAGACGGTGTAATGTCGCTGGCAGTCGTGGACGATGCGCCGAAGGCGTAAAGCTTTTGCTCCGTCCCTACGGCTATCCAACGGCCAATGCTGTTATCAAGCCAATTCAGGATTGCGCGCGGCTTGCCCGTCATCGCAACAGTCGTGCGCGCAACCCATCCGCCGATCGGCCCCATATAGCCGTTGAACCAGCGCACAAGGTTCGCGTCGTACCAACGCCCTACGGACTGATATGGCGTACCCCGCTTTAGCAACCCTGGGGGTAAGTCAATCTTGACGTACATTAGATGACGTTATCAGCCGTAGGTATAAGCGGGCCGCCCGCGTAAGCGTCCGAAATGGCTTGGCGGTTGATCGCCTCCATGGCTCCGAAGAACAACCGCTCATACTTGGCGAGCCGCGCGTCATCGTCGCTATAACGAGCAGCCTCAGCCAATGCGCCGTAGAGATAGAGGTTCGGATATCGCGTCAGCACAAGATTCGTGTCGCTATCGCTGCTGAAATTCGCCATGCGCCGAACGTAGGCGAGCTTCCCTGTGTACGTTGTCGCCCCCGGATCAGGCGCGAACACGAAATATTCTCCGGTCGTTTCGGACTCCACGCCATAGTAGAGCGGGCGCTGACCAGACGTGTAATAAGCCTTCCAGTACGCGATCCGCTCCGGCGTCTGTGGCGCAATCGGCGTATCATAGCTGTCATCCAGCCAAAGCCTAACCGCCGCCTGAAAGTCACTAGGAGCCGCAATGCGGTAGCTGTTGATGGTCAAATCAGACGTTGTCTGCATGAACGGCGCACGCAAATTCATGTTGATGGCCGCATTCGTCAACTGAATGTAGTCAGGCAACATGCTTTCGTTGCGCGCCCAATTGAACGTTAGAAGCGCAGTCTTAAGCGTGCCATAAGTGCTTATGGTCATACGCGCCACTCCGCCGTGCGCAAATACCGATACTCAGGATCATTGAGCTTGCGCTTCAAGGCGTCCGCGTACTCATCCTTCCAAGCGTCCCAGCCTTCCTCGAGCAGCCACTTCATCCGCAACATATGAGGAATGGTCGCGCAACGGCGCATGGACTTATCCCATGTCCAGCCGTTGTTTTCCGTGAAACACGCCTTGTTGTATTCCAACAGAGAATAAACGTCTTGCACGCCCTCTAGGAGCAAGCCGCCCTCGCCATCATCATGGAATCGATACTCCATGCCTAGGGAGGTCTTGAACCCATCCGCCGTCAGTTGCAGCGGGGGCGCTTTAGGATCATCGTTCACGGAGCGCGCAACCCGAGCCTGGTTGCTTCGCCGGCAAACCGATCAAGCCCACGGCTGTCGTGCGTTTCGAGCATGTCGCGTTGCGCCTGATCGATACGATCGCCCAGCGCCTTTTCCCGCTGCTCACGATGAAACCACTTGTCAGCCAACGTCAAGTCAACCGGGTCCACGTAGTTTTTCTTCCAAAGGCTGAAAGCACTTTCCTCCGGGCAGTCGATAATTTCACCCGCGCCGTAGCGCTCAAAGCCATTTTGCTCGCCCGTGCTGACCTGCCCATGACCGCGCGCCGTGATGCGAACCTGCACCACATCGCCTTCATACGGAGCGGCCTGAGCCGTGATCAGCGTCGAAACGCGCGGCTTGACCGCCACTTCTGCTGCCGGCTGAGGCGGCCTGGCGTTCGCAGTCGTGCGCAGCTGGCCCTCGATGCGAGGGCGCCGTTGTTCTTCATCCATTGTGTGTTCCCCTTAGCCAAAACTAACCGGGCGGCTGGTCCGATCCCCAGACCAGCCGCCCACGCCTTCCCCGATTAGGTCAGGTCAGCGATGACCGCGGACGCCTTTTGGTTCCTAGAAACCAGCGTCCATTCCTTCGTCATCAGCCACTTCGTCGCGTCACCCGTCGCGCCCAGCTCTTTGGTTTTCATGCCATCAAGCGTGCCGATCGCCCACATATCGAGCGCCGCAACGAACAAATCGCGAGTCAACCCATAAGGGTGAGGATGCATCGTGATCTTGCCAAAGTCTGACCAGTAGACTTCCGCGCCGCCGACGATTTCGGCTAGGCCCTTTCCCGTCTCGGTTCGAAGCGCCGAAATGCCGGTAAAGGCCGCCATCTGCTGCTTGTGCGTGCCGCTCATGAAGGCCGCATAATTGCGCCCACCTGAACCGCCACGCGAGCCGAAAAGATTGTTCATGACGGTTTTAAGCAGCGTCTCCGTCAGCGCCCGTTGCGTCCCGTTCGTGGCCGCCGCGACAACGCCAGAACCGAAGCCGCCATCCGAACCGGAAGCGCCGCGCGAATCGTTGGACGTGAGCCACGCCAACGCACCGCCAGCCTTCCGAGTCGTCGCGCCGGATTCGTTGATCGACGCATAATTGCCAATCGCGCGCATCTCAATGTCACGCCGCAACTCAAGGCCGCGAATGACCTTGTGCCGCGCCGTTTCCGTGTCGCGCCCATATTTGCGGATAATGTCCGCCGTGCGCGAGATCGTGAACGCCTTGGCCGAAATTTGGCAATAATTGCCAACGCGCGTTGGCTGGTTCGCCGCCGCCGCCGTGTAATCATCGCCTTCTAGCTGAGCATTCGTGCTGACTGGCGTCGCAAGGTCTTCCGTCAGCCATTCGTGCAACACGGCGGTAACCGAAACCTTGCCAATCATGCTTGTGAATGGCGTTTCTTCGGTCGCGACGCGATAGATCGTGTCTTCAACGTCTTCCGCCATGCCGACGATCGGCGTGACGGCGGTTAGGGTGTTTGTCGGAGCTGTCATTGTCTACGCCTCTGTGTCTGTTGCGAGCGCGCGACCAGCAAGGCAACTGCGTCATCAATGCTGCCTGATTTGGTCAGCTTGGATTCCAGCCCTTGCATCGTGCGCTGTGGTGATACTGGCCCGCCAGTGGTTGCACTGACGGCTTTAGGCGGCGGAGCCGCCTGCGTTGTGGGTCGCGCCTGCGCTGCATTCCTAGCGGCGGCGCGCGCCTCTCGGTATCGCATAGCATCATATGCGATCGAGATTTCGCGAGCCGTTGCGCCTGCTAGCGCATCTGGGGCGATCCCCCCTTCCTCGATCAGAAAGCGTTGGAGCTTTTCCCGCCGTTCTGTGCCCTTTACAGGGTCCACAAGGTCCGGGACCAGCTCAGCAAGCGCTGCTGACTCGCTGGAAAGAAAGCGCTGCTGGGCTTGAAGCATGACGTTCTGGCCTTGCTCTGCAAGAGCCGCCAGTTCATTTTGCTCCGCTTCCATTTGCGCACGATAATATATGTAATCATCCGGATTATCGCGCGCGAGCGCGAGCCAGTCCACGTTTTTCCAGCGCTGCGAAAAATCGTCCGCCAGCCTGGGTAATGCTTCCTGATATTGTTGCGCGATGCCTTGGAGCATCTGTGTCAACTGCGCTGTCTCTTGCACCTTGAGCGACACAGCGCGGTCACGGTCAGCCTCGCGGGCGAGCACAACTTCCTGCACATCAGCCGGCAGGCGATCCCACTTCGCCTTCGCGTCCGCATTCCACGACGCAGGCGGAGGAACGCGCTTTCTAGCCGGCTCTTCCTCAGCGTCCCCGAAGTCTAGCTCCGGTTCTTCCTCTGCCGGCTCTGCCGGTTCCTCAAACTCAACGTCGCCGCCCTCCGGTTCAGCGTTGTCAGGTCTTGGCGGAGGCTGCTTCTTAGGCTCTTCCGGCGTGAGCGCCGATATAGCGCCATCGATCGTGAGCGGTTCATCGCTCATTGCATGTTCCCCTTGCTAAATCCTTGCATCAGTTCCGATTCCGCCGCCACCATCTCGCCATCGTTGACCGCCTCGAGCAGCACACGCTTGACAAGGTCTAAGACATTGCCGGCAGCCCAAATGCGCTCGCGATGCTCCAACGAATCCGCCTTTTGCCATGCCGAGAACAACGCCTCACGCACGGTCTCGAAAGCATCTTCTGTCAGAACGAGCTCGTTCTTAGCGGCGCGGCCACGCGAAACGCGCTCATGCGCCGACATGGCCGTCACCGGCCTACGCTTCCTTGGCATTCCTAGCGGTCCAAAGCGCCGCCATTGCGATAACGCGGAATCCCCTGGTTCCCGCCATCGTCGCGGTCATTCTCAGCGTCTAGAATCGCATCCATTTCCGCGATGCGCGCCCGCTCCCTGGCCGTATACATCGCAATGCGTTCCTCGGCAGCGTTCCGCTCGCGTTCAACCTGCATCTTGCCTTGCATCTCAGTGATTTTGAGCTGCATTTCGGCCATCGCCTTTTGCATGTCGAGCTGCATCTTGGCTTGCGCCTCTTGCGCCGCCTGCTGCTGCTTCTTTTCCTCGAGAACCGCTTTAGGGTCAGGCTGCGGCGGTTGCGGCGGGACCGTCTTAGGGTCCGTATAGTAAAGCTCAGGCGTCTTGATGCCGGCCACCATCGCCTTGCGCTGGGCCGCCGCGTAAACGCCTTCCATGGTCACCACAGGGCCAACCGGGCCGCCTTGAAGCTGAATGACTTGCATCATCGTCGCCCAATTGGCCTCAGCCATCATCATATCATGATCTTTACCGCCAGCGCCCATGCCAATTTCTGCGGTAAAGTCCTTGCGCACGTTCCAGCTCGTAGGATTGTACGCTACCCACTTGTTGCCAAGCCGCGCCGCCATCTGCTGGCCGCCATGGGCCCGCAACAACGCATGCACGCCTAGGAACAAGTCCTTGAACAGCGTTTCCGCCAGCGAACGCGCGATCATCCGCACACGCTTCTGAGCCAGCGTCATCAACGCAATCGCGCCCTTGGCGGTATCGTGCAACGTGTCCGGGTTAAGCCCTTGCGCGTTGCGAACAATCCCCGTCCGCTGCTCGCCAACGGTCGCTATGTATTCCATAGCCTTGTAGGGATCGAAACTCAGCCCGCCGAATTGCAGCGGTCGCACCGCATCACCCGTGCGGCTCCTAACCGGCATGCCGGGAATGTTCGTGAGCAAGTCCCCAATCGTGTGTTCGCTCACTCGATCCATAGCGACTTCGCCACGCTGGTTAAGAGCGAAGTACCCCGCATCCATCGCCATGCGTAACAGCGCCGTCTGCACTCTCTGCAGCTCTAGGCATAGGTCAGCCAACGAACGGCCATAGAAACGATGCGGCTGCCGATACGGCGTCCCGCCCGCAAACGGAACGCAATGAAGCTTCTGCTTCTGCAACACGATGCTATCGGCTTCGTCCGTATCGATGCGCCAGACTTCCGGCGTTCCGTCTCCGTCCGCATCGATGCGGAGCACATGGACATGCACCACCACCAAGCGGAGATTGCCCGTGCTGTCGCCAACTTCGCCCGTGTTCTCATGCTCGCCGGCCACGTCCCTGGCTAAATCAACCGTCTCTTGCGCAAGCGCCGAGTAGCTAGGCAAGCGAGCGACTAAATCCTCATCGAAACCCTTGGCGATCAGGTCTTGCGCCCGTGGCCTGGTCCGCATCACGCAATAAGTGGCGTCGCGCAAGCAAACTGTATCGCGGGCCGTGGCGAAGTCTTCCGGAGCAACCACTTCCACTTTGATCGAAGCGGTCGTTTTCTTCCGCCGCGCCTCCAACCAAAACAGCGGTTCGCCCTCCGAGCTGACGCCTATCTGCTCAACCGCCGTGATTTCCGCGTCTTGCGCCTGCTGCACCGCTTGGAGCATCAGCGCGTTCGCGCCCTCAAAGCTGTCTTCCTCATACTCTTCCGTGCGCTCAGCCCAGAAATGCACGATGCCAACCTTTGCCAAAAGCGCGTCATGGCAAGCGTCATAAACAATGCCGAAACCATCGTTTTCATTCATGATGACGTGGTTGACGATCTGCGTTTCCTGCTTCGCCGCCTCCGTGTCTTCCTCGCCCACGGGCGCGAACGCGCCGATATTGTCGCCGCCAATGAAGATTTCCACCAAGTCAGGCAAAGCCGTCAGGATCGCATCGGACACGGACGACGCCACCACCTTGGAGCGGTTCGCCATCGGCTGCACGTCCAGCATTTCGCCTTTGAAATACTGGTAAGCCTGTTCCCGCTCCGCAATAATGTCATCACCTTCGTCCATACCGATCGCGGCTAGGCGCTCCGCATGGACAACACGCAGAAAGTCCACATCGTCCAGCACAAGGCGTTCGTCTAGCCCATTCACGGCGTGTAGCTCTGCACTGTGCCGGCGCCTGTTATCGAGAGGGAGCCCACATCCATATTAGCGTAGTTAAGCACCGCGTTGGCGCCCTCAGTCTGAATATGGTTCTGCGAGCCGCTAACACTGCCTAGGCTCACCGCGTCGAACCACATCTTGGTAGCATCCGTTCCGCCAGTGCCGCCAATGCGTACAAGGTCTCCAGCCGAAGTGTCGCGCGGAGCCTCAATACGCACGCCCAAATGCCAAGAATGCGTGGTCTCAACGTCGTGGATGGTGCGGTCGGCGGCGCTGGCGTACTTGCGCCCGTCGCTCGCTCCGGTGGCGGTGCGAATGCGAATTAACTGACTCGCCTCATGCGCTGACGAAGCATTATTAGCGCCGCCGTTGTCGTTGCCATTTCGCTCAGCGCTGCA